AGCGCGGGACGCTTCGCACGCGACCGCGGCCATCGATCCCGCTCTGCGTCCGGAGAAGCAAGCGCATGTCGTTCAGCTCCGCCACGCTGGCGGGGCCACCGGAACCGCTGGCGATATCGTTGGAATGGTCCGTGGCATCGAACAGCGCCACGCCATCCGACATCAGCGGGTTGGCGGTCAGGATCCCGTAGACCGTCTCTTGTTCCAGCTCCGCGGCGGACCAGGCGAACCCGCGCGCGATGCGACCGAACGCGCTGAGATCGTCATTCACCATGGCCTGACGGGACAGGCCCACCACGCGCCCGAAGGTCTGAAGGTGGTACTTCTCCGCGGACTCTCCCACGGTCCCGCGCTTGAACTCGCCATGCTCGTTCACGGGAAGCAGCTCCGGAGCCTGGCCCAGCTGGACGCGGCTGATTTCCTTGAAGTCCTGCGCGGTGGCGCGGGTTGTCCACTGCTGGTACGTCTTCGGAGCCAGTTCGTAAGCCTGGCGAAGCGTCTTGTTCATGACGTTTTCCAGCACTAGCGGGAAATCGTCCGTCCCGTGGAGCCCGCCCAGGTAGCGCTTCCGCAGGCAATCGCCCACCAGCGCCATCCGGGACGCCCAGCGGCGGTTCACTCCGCGCGCCTGGTAGTCGTGGCGCATCAGCTCCACAACCGTGAAGCTGGCGAAGCGCTGGGCGTCTTCGGTCAGCTCGTTTTGCTCCGGATCGATCCGGTGCATCAGGTAGCTTTCCATCGCGGCCATGCGCTTGGAATGGTCCGTGGCCCCCATGTCCACGTGGACCGCGTTGGATCCGGCGGAGCGATCGGACTCGTCCGCCTTCGTCTTCAGAATGTCCGCGCGGACGCCATCGGAGCCGTCCAGCGGGGTCCCCGCCTTGATATGGGCGGTGGCCCACTTCATGGGGAATCCGTGGCGCTCCGCCAGGTCCGTGATCGCGGCGGCGCGGGCGGTCTCCGCGTGCTGCTCGTGGCCGTCCACGTCCATCGTCACGGTCACGTTCACGTCCGCCTGGGCGGCCCCGTCCGGCGCCGCGTCCGTCTTCGGTGCCTTATTCGGCATGATCTGATCCTCCGGTTCTTTGCTTCGGGTCTCGCCCGGAGCCGTCCCGGGCTGGGTCTGCGGTTGCAGATCGTGAAGGCTGGCCGAATGCGCCAGCGGGTCCGCTCCCATGGGAACCATCGAAAGTTCGAAGGGCTGCCAGCGCGTGACCAGCTCTTTCTTCAGAGCCTGTTCGCTGCTGGGTTCCGTGATCTCCACCGCCAGCGGGTCATAGCCCACGCTGACGTTCCGGGCGATCCCGTCCACCACCTTCTGAACGCGGTCCGCGTCCGCTTCCGCCTGCGACAACCGCACGCGGGAACGGACCTTCCCGTCCGCGATCTCCGTGCTACCGGGGACCACCACGCCGATCACGTCCGCCAGCGAATACGGGCGGTGGCTGTCCAGAAGCGGCGCATGTTCGTCCAGGCGCGACATATCGATCGCTTCTTCGCTGACCACCAGCTGTTCGATCCAGCGTTCGCCGGAATACGGGTCCCGCCGCAGCATTTCCGATCCGGTCTGCCACTCCAGAACCAGCTCCCCGGTTTCAGCATCGTAGCTTTCCACCGTGGCGGCGCAGGTTCTGATCGTCTGCTGCTGCGCGTTTGGCATCCCTTCGTCCCCCGATCGGTTCCATGGGCTTCCCGATCAGGGCTACGGGGCGAACGCGGCCAGCGTCAAGCCCCGGCTACTCGGCGCCTTCGTCTTCGGAGTCTTCGTCTTCGTCTTCGATCGGCGCTGCTGGCGCTCCAGCGGTCCCCGCGGACCAGGGCGGAGCCAGCCCAGCTTCACGGACCTTCGCCAGCCACTCCGCCTGTTCCGTCAGGATCTCAGTCGGATCCAGACCGCGGGCGGAAACCGCGCGCGGTCCGCTGTTCAGCAGCGTCAGGATCTCCAGCGCGTCCGCCTGGGCATCCTTCAGCCTGTCCACGCCTTCGAATTGCGGCGGGCTCCAGACCACTGGATAGCTTTCCCGCTCCGGAAGTTCCCCGGCCAGGATTGCGGCTTCGATGAACCAGCTCCAGACCGGATCGCAGATCCCGCGGATGATCACCGCCTGGCGCATTGCCTTCACGAAGCGCCGGAACTCCACCAGCCCGGCCCTGATGCTCGAGTAATTGACACCCGTCAGGTCCCCGGTCAGAAGCGTGTAGACCAGCCGCAGCCCCGCGGCGATCCCCGTCAGTTCCTGCCGCCTGTACTCCGCCACTCCGCCCACGCTGGCGGGCGCGTGAAGGTGCATCGCGGCCCCGGGCGGCGCGTAGAAGATGGTTCCGGGTTCGATCACTTCCAGATCGTTCCCGTTCGCGTCCGTGCAACGCTGGCCGCCCTGGCGTTCCTGTCCGTCCGGGTCAAGAGCAAAGCCGGTGTCCAGCCCGTCCACGCTGGCGAAGATGGACGATTCCATCCGCTTCCGGTCCACTTCAGCGTCCGTGTAGTCGCTGAAGGACATCAGACGATCCATCGATGGCGCCAGCCAGCTGACGCCACGGACCTGGCCGGGGCGCTGCTGTTCGAAGGCGTGGCTGATCTCGCTGGCGCGGACGGGGCGGGACTCGTTGAAGGTGAGTCCCTGAAAGCCCTTGTTCAGCGCCCCCGGGTGTTCCGGATAGAGCCAGTATCTGGCCCGCATCCCGCGTCCGTTGAACTCCACGCCCTGGACGATCTGGCCGCGGCGGGTCCGCTCCGTCTTCGTCTCGTCCAGCATGTCCCCCTCCAGGGTTTCCACCTGGAACGGAACGGCCAGCCCGTCCGTCACGCGCCGCCAGCGCCGCCGCAGCAGGACTTCACCAGACTCCACCACCGCGCGACAGGCCAGGATCTGGACCCCATAGACGTCCTGCTGTCCATCGCTGGCCGCGTCTTGACCCCACCGCGCCCAAAGGTCGTTCACCTGGGCGTCCAGGTCAGCGTCCCCTGTGTTGCTTCGGGGGCGGATACCGTCCCCAACTAGGTTGTTCACCAGCACGGAGACCGCGCTGGCCGCGTGCGTATCGTTGCGGACCAGCTCCCGGGCTCGAGCCCGAAGGGGAAGCAGCGCGCGATCCGTCTCTGCGTTCACGGACGTCCGTGGCATCCGCCACGAATCCGTCCGGCGGCCCTGTTCTGCGGCGAAGTATGTCCGCTTCCGCTGCGGGTCCGCGTCAGCCTTCCGCCAGAACGCCAGCCGGGACCACCAGCGCCGCTTCTTCGTCTTCGTGCTGGCCATCATTTCCCCTTCCGGAACTTCCCGAAGCTGCGGCGGAACGCCTGGCCAGGAATCGGGACGCCCAGCCATCCGGACAGCTTCCGGATCCGCGTCCATAGGTCCGCTTCGGAAGCGTACTGAACGCGCTTGTCCCCGTGTCCGATGGACAACGCGCCCTTTGCGTATGCGGCGATCAGTTCGTCTAGTTCCTGTTGCGTGACTGCCATCCGCTTCCCCGCCTTCGGGCTCGTCCACGCCTGACCACGCGCCGCCCGTTGCGCTCCCGCAACGATGGGCGGCGCTGGCGGCCATCGTCAAGCCTGGACCGCTCTTCCAGGCTCCGCTTCGGGCTGTCCTTCTTCTGCGTGGACGTCCGCGCCACCGTTTCCAGATCCAGGCCCAGCGCCTTCAGCCCTTCCAGCGCGGCCAGGTTGTAGACCCGCAGGTCCAGCACTTCGTTCGATCGCTTGTCGGGCTTCTTCCAGATCCTGACGGGGAAGCCGCCAACATACTTCGTCACCACGTATTCCGCGGTCAGCTGGGCGAAGTAGTCCGTCCCGCGCCGGAAATCATGGTGGGCGTAGCCCGGCCCCGGATGCGTCAGCCGCAGCCAGCCCGCGATCTGGTCCTTCGCCGCGTCCACGTTCAGGACGTACAGATCCACCTTCCCGATCCCCTTCCGCTTGATCCGGGTCGGGACCCGCGGCCAGATCGGGCGCTGGCTCCGCCTGGCCGCCGCAGAGTGTCCCTTGATGGCCCAGATCCGAATGGACCGCGACTGGCGCGCCACGAAGCTGTAAACGCGCTGGGCCAGGTATCCGGTGTCCACGCAGGTGGCCGCGATCCGCTTCACGCCACCGCCTTCCATGGGGAACTCCCGCCGCAGGTAGGCGGCCAGGTCGTTCCAGACCTGCGTCCCTGTCCCGTCCCCTGCAATGTAGCGGTGATCAATACTCCAATGCTCTTCACCAGCCCCCCACCCGATCACTTCCAGTTCCAGCCGCGGCGGGGATTCCTGGACGTCCACCGCGCAAGTCAGGACCAGCACGCCCTTCGGGATCCCTGGTCCCAGCTCCGCGTCTTCCGGCTGCCACCACTCGTGACGCGCCGCCATCAGCTTGGAATCGTCCACGCGGCCCTGTCCGCGCTCTTCCCACGGTTCGCCGCGGCGGGTCTGGACCCACACCTTCAGCCGCTCCGGGCGGCCCTTCGCGCGAATGAACTCCGTGGCCACGTCCCCCATGGTCAGCCCGATCGTGGATAGCAGCGAGTGAACGTGATAGCCCCGGACGCTGCTGGACTGGCTGGGCCGCCACTCTCCGCCCGCCACCATGTCTTCCCGCTGATGCTCTTCGATCAGGGCCTGGCAGTGTTCGCATTGGTAGCAGGCCAGCTCCGGGGGGCGGTCCAGTTCGCTCCAGCGGACCTGGCGCCATACCAGGATCTGGAACTCCCCGCAGGAAGGACAGGGCGCCCACCAGTGGCGCTGATCGCTGGCGATCCACTCTTGTTCAATCCGGCTGTGATCCTTCACCGTGGGCGTGCTGATCAGGTAGACCTTCCGGTCCGCGTGGCTGCTGGCCCGCTTCTCCGCAATGTCCACGGGATCGCCTTCGCCCGGGAGCGCCCACGGATAGCGGTCCACTTCGTCCAGCATGACGAAGCGGGCGGGGAGCTGCGCCAGGCTGCTGGCGCTCCGCGCGTTCCCGATAACCAAGTATCCGCCGGGGAACGTCTTGATCTTCGTGGACTCCACGCCACGCTTCCGCCGCGCCCCCACCGTGGCGCCCAGCTTCCCCACCTTCGCGGCCAGGCTGGGCGTGGTGTCAATCATCCGGGACAGGCGCGTTCCGCTCCAGCGCTGCTGAAGCTCTTGCGTGGACTGAACCACCAGGATGGGACCGGAGCCCCGATCCATGATGGACCCGATCCAGTTCGTCCCCGCTTCCGTGCAACCCACCTGGGCCGCCTTCATGACAACCACGCGGCGGCAGGGATGTTCCGGTCCAAGACAATCCATGATCTCGCGAAGGTATGGCGTCCGGTCCGTCCGATACTCGCCAGGCTCCGCCGCCCCTTCTTCCGCGGTCAGGAAG